AAGTGGCGCACAAAGAGTGGCAAGCCTAGTGCTAAGACTGGAGAACGGTACTTACCCGAGGCTGCAATCAAATCTTTGTCGTCTGCAGAGTATGCAGCTACCACTAAAGCAAAACGTGAAGGTACAAAGGCTGGCAAACAGTTTGTAAAACAGCCGAAGAGTGTAGCAAAGAAAACAGCAAAATTTAGAGCAGCAGAGGGTGGTATGGCTAAAGGTAAAACTAAATGTCCTAAGTGTAAGGGCGCAGGGTGTTCACACTGCGGCGGCAAAGGTTATCATACAGGAATGAATAAGGGTGGAGATATGGGTAAAAAACCTATGAATGAAGGAATGAAAGCTTTGAAAAAAGCAGCACCAGCAGTGGCCAAAAAGATGGGTTATATGCATGGTGGTATGAGTAAGAAAAAAGGTTATGCAGCGGGTGGCTTAACTAAGTCTACTGGCAAAATGAGTACTGGTATTAGAGGGTGTGGAGATAAGTAATGGCTAAAGAATATAAAACAATCGCAGCTGCACAAAAAGCTGGATCAATGTATTTCACTGGTAAAGACGGTAAGAAAAAACTTGCTGTCACCAAAGAACAATTAGATGCTTGGAAGAAGAAGAATAAAGGTAAGTACAAAGGTTCAGCACTTACTGCTTGGGCTAATGCCAAGGGTAAAGATATCAAAGGTGGGCGTGATTCTTCTCCACGTCCTAAGCTACGCCCAGGTTCAGAGTCTGCAGGTCCAGGAATGGGTGTGATGACTAAGGCTGAAAAAGATGAAGTAGCTGCGGCTAATAAAAGAACTCAAGAGGCTAGAGAAGAAAAAGCTGGTACAAAGAAACGTACATCTGCAGGTCAAAAGTTTAATGCTTGGTACGAAAAGAATGGTGACAAGTACAGCACTATGAAAGAAGCTATGGAAGCTTACCAAGGAACACTTAAGTCAGGAATGTCTTATGGCGGTATGACCAAAAAGAAAAAGACAGGTATGTCCTACGGCGGTATGGCTAAGAAAAAGATGGGTATGAATAAAGGTGGCATGGCTAACTGCGGTGCTTCTATGAAACCTAACAGGATGTCTAGAAAATGAAGCTAGAAGGTAATAAGGTTGTAGATCACATTGGTACTGTTCTTGCTGAAAAGATCAGAGGAGAGTGGCATACTAAAGACAACGCTGTCCTCCAGTTTATTATGGCCACAGAAGTGCAGGACTCAGAGCCTGTAGCTGAAGAAGAGTACGAACTAGAAATGGTTCGTGCTCGTGATGAAAAGGGTCACTTTATTGCTGATGATCCTAACACTCCTGAAGTCAATGAGGCTTGGGTAGTTAAGACAATTAAGAAGGTAGTTAAGAAGTAATGTCCTTTGTTCAACAGGGTAGACCAGCACGTATTAAATCTGTGTATGGTCACAACACAGGTACAACTACAGAAGACGTTTATGTTTGCCCTGCTAATTGTGTAGCAGAGGTTACCTTCATTCACGTTGTAAATGGTGGTTCTTCTACCAACAGTATCGAGGTGGAGTGGTATGTAGATGCTGACAGCTACACCTCTCACTTCTTAAAAGGTAAAAGTATTAACGCCAGTGACTATGTAAGCTTTAACCAAATTGACTTAGTTCTGCAACCTGGAGATAAGATTCAAGTAACTCCAACTTCTGCAGGACACATTGATACAATCGTTACTGTAACTGAAACGTTTAGCAATATAGGATTCTAGAAATGCATAACGGACTTGCATTTTTAACAGTAGTGTAGTATAACTATATGTATATAACTAGTCTCTGTAAGCTGCAATGCAGCAATTTATGGAGACAACAATGAGAAAATTTTTTGAAAGACTAATCGAAGCACGTCAACGTCAGGCTAATCAACGTATTGCAGAGATGCACTTGTGGAGAATGTCAGACCGTGAACTAAATGATTTAGGTATCGGACGTGGTGATATCAAAAGAGTAGTACACGAAGGTGTGAAGTGAGTTCTTTGGGAGGAGACTCGTGGACCCAGTTACCATAATTAGTGGGGCCACAGTCGCCTTCAACGCACTTAAAAAAGGTTTTGCTATTGGCAAAGACCTGCAGGACATGTCAAGCCAGCTAACACAGTGGGCTGGCCACATGTCTGATCTAGGTCAAGCTGAGAAGCAAGTAAAGAATCCTCCTTGGTGGAAAACACTAGGTGGTTCTGTAGAAGCCGAAGCTATGGAAGTGTTTGCAGCTAAACGTAAAGCTGAACAAATGCGGAAAGAGCTTAAGGACTACATTAGCTTTACTATGGGTCCATCTGCTTGGGATGAGCTTGTAGCTACAGAAGCTAAGATAAGAAAACAAAAGAAAGAGCAAGAATACCGTAAAGCTGAGATGCAAGAAGCGATAATTACTTGGACAGTTACAAGTTTGCTTTTAGCAATAGGTTTTGGTACTCTAGGCTTTATAATCTATATGGTGGCATAATGGCTAGAAACTTAACAGAAAAACAACAGAAGTTCCTTGATGTACTTTTTGAGGAAGCTGGGGGCAACCTAGTCACAGCTAAAAAGCTGGCTGGGTATGCTGATGCTGTTACTTCTAGACAGGTAGCAGAACCACTTACAGAAGAAATTGCGGCACTGACAAAGAAGTTTATTGCTTCGTCTGCGACGAAAGCTGCATACTCTATGTTTGAAGTTATGAACAACCCAACAGACCTAGGAAATAAAGAAAAAATGGCAGCTGCAAAAGATGTCCTAGACCGTAGTGGATTTACAAAGACAGAGAAAGTAGAAGTCTCTGCTGCAAGCCCACTGTTTATTCTGCCACAGAAATCGGATGAAGACGAATAAAACTTGGACGTTACCTAAGCCAGACTTTGTGGATGGTGAGTATGTCTGGAAACCTGTGGTAAGATTGGGTAGCCATGTACCATTTGGCTATAGACAAGACACAGATGATCGTGATATACTATTACCAATTCCAGAGGAACTAGAACTGTTTGAACTGGCTAAGAAACACCTTAAACGATATAGCTACAGAGAAGTAGCTGCTTGGCTCAGTACACAATCTGGAAGATACATTTCCCATGTAGGTTTATACAAGAGAGTCAAACTTGAGCGAAAACGTAAGACAGAAGCTGCAACTCAACGCTACCTTGCCCAGCGTTACAAAGAAGCCCTCGAAAAAGCGGAGAGGCTCGAAGGTAGACTCCTCGGTCAAAAAGAGTATACCAGCTCAACCGAAGCCTGAAGAGTTAGACTTTGAGCAAGTTGCACAAGAAGTAATCTTTGAGCCGAACCCTGGTCCTCAGACTAAGTTCTTGGCTGCAACTGAACAGGAGGTTCTTTATGGAGGTGCTGCTGGTGGAGGTAAATCCTATGCAATGGTTGCCGACCCTGTACGCTACTTGGGGAACCCAAATGCGAGAATGCTTCTTGTGCGCCGTAGCACAGAGGAACTTAGAGAACTTATATCAGTAAGTAAACAACTCTATCCAAAAGCTATTCCTGGAATTAAGTTTATGGAAAGAGATAAGACTTGGGTAGCTCCATCAGGTGCTACATTGTGGATGTCATATCTTGATAGAGATGATGATGTTATGAGATACCAAGGTCAAGCTTTTAACTGGATTGGCTTTGACGAACTTACACAATGGCCTACACCATATGCTTGGAACTACATGAGATCACGTCTCCGTACTACTAGGGCATCTGGTTTGCCACTGTATATGAGAGCAACAAGCAACCCAGGTGGCCCTGGGCATCAGTGGGTAAAGAGAACATTCATCGACCCTCAGACTCCAGACAAGTCGTTCCATGCTACTGATGACAACGGAGATGTGATAACGTGGCCGAAGGGTCACAGTCGAGAGGGTGAGCCACTGTTCAAACGGAAGTTTATTCCAGCCACCCTCTTTGACAACCCTTACCTTTCGGATGACGGACTCTATGAAGCCAACCTATTATCTCTGCCTGAGCATCAACGAAGACAGTTGCTTGAAGGTGACTGGGACATTAACGAAGGAGCAGCTTTCCCAGAGTTTAACCGAAGTATCCACGTTATTGACCCATACGACATACCAAGTAACTGGATACGTTTTAGAGCTTGCGACTATGGTTACGGTTCCTACACTGGGGTTCTTTGGTTTACTGTAGTTCCTGGATCAGAGCAGTTGGTCATCTACAGGGAGCTGTATGTATCTAAGGTTACAGCTACAGACTTAGCTGATATGATCTTAGAGATTGAAGATGAGGCCAACGAAAAGATACGGTATGGAGTTCTTGACTCTTCTTTGTGGCATAATCGTGGTGATACTGGCCCTAGCCTTGCTGAACAGATGATTCTAAAAGGTTGTAGATGGAGACCCTCAGACAGATCAAAAGGTTCTCGTGTCGCAGGTAAGAACGAAATACACAGACGATTACAGGTTGATGAGTTTACAGAAGAACCTAGAATGGTTTTCTTTAGTACCTGCACCCAGAGTATAGCACAGATTCCTAGTCTACCTCTGGATAAAAATAATCCAGAAGATGTAGACACACATGCAGAAGATCACTTGTATGATGCATTACGTTATGGTATAATGACAAGACCAAGAAGTAATATATTTGACTTTGATCCCTCTGCCCAGCGCACTGGTTTTCAGGCATCAGATCCCACTTTTGGATATTAAGGATAAAACATGGAAGAAGATTTTGAAGATATGATCATGGATATGAAAGAGTCCTCTGCTGTAGAAGATGTAGCAGAAGAGGACTACTCTGATCCAGTTGTAGGTCAGATTATCCAGTTTGTAAAAGAGAAGTTTAGTAAAGCTGAAACTGCTCGTCAACTTGACGAAGAACGTTGGATTCAAGCTTACCGTAACTATCGTGGACTGTATGGACCTGATGTTCAATTTACTTCTACAGAAAAGTCTCGTGTCTTTGTTAAAGTTACTAAGACTAAAACACTGGCTGCATACGGTCAGATTGCTGACGTATTGTTTGGTGGCAATAAATTTCCTCTTAGCATCGACCCAACTAAACTTCCTGACGGTATTGAAGAAGTTGCAAACTTTGAAACTAATCCTGACATCCGTAAAGCTGTAGACGACAGTCTAACTAAACTGCTTCCTGGTGAAACTTATCCAGAGTTTCAACAACGTCTTGGTGTCTTGTCAGGTTCTATGGAAGCTATTGCAGACGATATCAAACCTGGCACTAACGGAAGCCCTTCAGCTGTACACATCCACCCTGCAGAAGTTGCAGCTAAGAAAATGGAAAAGAAGATCCATGATCAGCTAGAAGAGTCTCACGCAAAGAAACATCTACGTGCTGCAGCATTTGAGTGTGCTTTGTTTGGTACTGGTGTTATGAAGGGTCCGTTTGCTGTAGACAAAGAGTATCCTAACTGGGATGATGAAGGTGAATACTCACCTACAATCAAAACAATTCCACAAACTACATCTGTCTCTATCTGGAACTTCTATCCAGATCCTGATGCAGTTACTATGGAAGAAGCAGAATATGCTATTGAAAGACACAAGATGTCTCGTTCTCAAGTACGTGCTCTAAAGAATCGTCCGTACTTCCGTCCCAATGCTATTGACAATGTTATCCGTCTTGGTGAAGACTACCGCAAAGAGTGGTGGGAACATATCATGGAGGACAACTCGGAAGAAGATAGAGCTGATCGTTTTGAAGTTCTAGAGTTCTGGGGTTTTGTAGGTAGAGAGGTTATTGAGGATCAGGGAGTAGACATCCCTAAAGAATTAGAAGATGCAGAACAACTAAGTGTAAACATCTGGGTTGCTAACGGTCAAGTACTACGTCTGGTAATGAATCCGTTTACTCCAGCTTACATTCCCTACTTTGCTGCACCTTATGAAATGAATCCATACAGCATCTTCGGTGTAGGTATTGCTGAAAACATGGATGACACCCAAACACTTATGAATGGCTTTATGCGCATGGCAGTAGACAATGCTGCACTATCTGGTAATTTGCTTATCGAGGTAGACGAGACTAATCTCGTCCCAGGGCAAGACCTCTCCGTGTATCCAGGCAAAGTGTTTAGGAGACAGGGAGGGGCACCTGGTCAAGCCATCTTCGGCACTAAGTTCCCTAACGTATCTAACGAGAACATGCAGATGTTTGACAAAGCGAGAGTACTAGCAGATGAATCAACAGGCTTCCCTTCCTTCGCACATGGTCAGACAGGCGTATCAGGGGTTGGTCGTACTGCCTCTGGTATTTCTATGCTTATGTCTGCTGCCAACGGCAGTATACGGAATGTAGTAAAAAACATTGATGACTATCTGCTAGCACCACTGGGTAAAGCATTCTTCAATTTTAACATGCAGTTTGATTACGATAAGGAAATCAAAGGCGATCTAGAAGTTAAAGCTCGTGGCACAGAAAGCTTGATGGCTAATGAAGTACGTAGCCAACGCTTGATGCAATTCATGCAGGTTGTAGCTAATCCAGCACTTGCACCATTTGCCAGAATGGACTATATTGTTCGTGAGATTGCTAAGTCAATGGATCTTGATCCCGATAAGGTTGGCAACAACATGGCAGAAGCTGCAGCTCAAGCAGAAATCCTCAAGCAATTCCAAGCAGAGAACCCACCACCAGCTCCACCAGCAGGTGCTCCACAACCAGGAGGCCCACAGAACGCTCCTGCGGGGGCACAGGTACAGGATACCCAAGGTAGTGGGGGTGGCACTATAGGAACTGGAACAGCGCCTCAGCCAGGAGAACAGGGCTTCTCAGGCAACACTGGTGATCAGCAGATGCAATGAAACTCGTAGTGAATAATACTTTGAAACCTTTTGTAAACAATCCAGAATTGTACAACTCTTTTTTGGAAGAGATTGGACTTAGAATAGACAAAGTACACAAACGCCTTGAGCAGATTACAGATGTAGAAGAACTGTATCGTGCTCAAGGTGAGATACGTGTGCTTAGATCCTTATTACTTCTTAGGGAACATGTGAATGGCTAGAAGAGATACATCCCCCAGACCAGTACTTAGACCAGAGGGATTTGGCGTAGCAGAACAAACTGAAAGAATGCTTCAGCCTGAAGGAGACCTTGTAACCCCTACAGAGGTTTTAAAGACTGGTATTACCGAAGAGGTAATGGATAAAGCTCAAGAGTATGTAGACAACCCCCCACCTCCTACACAACAAAGCCCCGTACAAAAAGCTATAGATAAATCTCTAATAGGTGGTGCAGAAGAAGACTACGAAGTAAAAGTTAGTAAGGTTACCCCAGAGGGCCGTGGTGCTATCAGAGGTATGATTTCAAGAGTTCTAGGTAAAGAGTTCGATGGTGACCTAGATGCATTCTACTACTGTACAACCTTTGTTTCCGACATGCTAGACAGCATTGGTGCTGATCCTTTAAATCCAGGTGCAAAACCAGAATCAGAAGCGAGGTATGGTAGGGTAAGAGCTGACGCTTATATGAAGTATGGTACTCCTGTTGATATAGAAGATATTCAAGAGGGTGACATTGTTATCTTTGACTTCCCTAAACTACCTGATGGAACTCTAACTCTAGACCCAACACGGGGTAAACGAAATGGACGTGGTGACCATGCAACATTCTATGCAGGAGATCGTCTTGATGTCAACAAACCTGGAAGCAACTACATTGGAGTTCTAGGTGGTGAGCAAGGCGGTGGTGCTGCTATAAGCATGAAGTCTTTTGATAAGTCTCACATTCTTGGCGTAAGAAGAATACAGTACAATGACATTGACTACGAGTTTACTAAAGAATTAGCAAAAGTTAATCCAGACTTTAATAAGTTTCTAAACAATGAAGCTCAGGCTTTTGACTTTAATGCTTTCATGGAGCAGTCCTCTGATCCAATACAGGGAACTAATAGACTAACATCTGGTTTTGATGAAGGCGGTCTGACAGAAGCTAAAGGTCTAAGCTGGGGTGAGCTTATTGTCGATAACATTTTAGGTTTAGACAACGAGTATGAATCCTTTGGTGAAAAACTTGGTAAAGCTATTAATGAAGACGAGATTAAGTTTCTAAAAGATGCAGCTGTTGGTGT